GAAATACATCATGAAAGTTAAACACATAAATAAAAAAGTAGACGAATTGTTAATACAATGGCTGAAAAAAATTCTACCTAATGAAGAACATAAAAAAATAAATACTAAGAATATTAAAAATGTTTTACCTAAAGAAGAGTATATTCAAAAAAATAGAACTTACTATTTATCTTTATACACTCAAAGGTGGGCTAAACAAAACATAAAAAAATTATTAAAACAGAACTATAAATTAGATGACATACAAATAAAAGATTTAGAACAGCTTGCTAGATCAAAAATTCAAAATAGTCATAATACATTATGAAGCGTAAACCAAGAGTAAAAAGAATACGCAAAGAAAAAATAAACGGTTATGATAGTATTTGGGAATACATACTGCATGACACGATATTAAAAGATTGGCAACACCATTCAGATAAAGTAAACTATTCTATACCACATACGTATGAACCAGACTTTACTAGGACTTTACAAAACAAACAAATTCTGTTAGAATCTAAAGGTAGATTTTGGGATCATGCTGAATACTCCAAATACATTTGGATTAAAAAGTTCTTACCAGAGAACATGGAATTAGTATTCTTATTTGCTAATCCGTCTGCGCCTATGCCTAACTCTAAAGTGCGTAAAGATGGCACAAAAAGAACGCATGGAGAGTGGGCTACAGCTAATGGATTCAGGTGGTTTACTGAAGAAACATTACCTGATTCGTGGGTTGATATGGCATCTAGAGATACTAAAGAGTTTAATAAACGACAAGAAGAGATACAGGAACTAGAGGATAAATATGCGCCTTAAAGACAAAGAGGAGTTACAAAACCCAGCCCACTATAAAAAGGGAACTATAGAGTGTATTGAGGCTATGGAATCTATGTTAAGTAAAGAGGAGTTTATTGGATTTTTAAGAGGTAATTCTTTTAAATATCGTTGGAGGTATCAACATAAAGATAACCCTATTAAAGATTTATTTAAAGCTGAATGGTATGAGAAACGATTATTAACATTACTTCAAGGAGAACATAGTGATGGATCGAAAAGCGGAAAGAACCGCTAAATTTAATCGCAATAAAAAATCTAAACACAAACAAAAAAACAAGAAACAAAAAAGGAATTATGTAGATGACTTTGAAGACGCAGGAGTATTTAGGGATACAAATAGATTTAGACAGAGAAACAAACCTCAGTGAATTTTCAATTAACACTTTAAAAGATAGATATTTTTGGGAGAATGAAACTTATGCACAACAAGCTTTTGCAAGGGCTTCGGTCTTTGGCGCAACATATAAAGGACAAACTAATTACGATCTTGCACAGCGACTTTATAACTACGCAAGTCTATGCTGGTTTATGTTTAGCACCCCTATACTTAGTAACGGGGGAACCACTAGGGGTCTTCCCATTAGCTGTTTTCTTAATTATGTTCCTGACTCAAGGACTGGTTTATCTGATCATTATGACGAGAACATATGGCTTGCAAGCGCAGGTGGAGGTATCGGTGGATATTGGGGCGATGTTCGCAGCAATGGCACTAGCACTTCTAACGGTAGTAAATCTACTGGTTCTATTCCTTTCATGCACGTAGTTGACTCCCAGATGTTAGCCTTTAATCAAGGCGTAACTCGAAGAGGAAGCTATGCAGCCTATATGGATATTGATCACCCAGAGGTAGAAGAGTTTATTGCAATGCGTAAAACTACTGGAGGTGATTTAAATCGTAAATGTCTTAACTTACACAACGGAGTTAACATTACAAATGAGTTTCTAGATGCAGTTAAAGAGGATAAAGAATGGCGTTTGATTGATCCCAAAAGTAAAGAAGCAATAAAAAATGTAAGCGCTAGAGATTTGTGGTGGCAGTTATTACACACTCGTTCAGAAACAGGTGAGCCATACATTGTTAATATAGATAATTGTAACAGCGCACTACCACAACAACAAAAAGATTTAGGACTAGAGGTTAAGCAAAGTAATCTTTGTTCTGAAATAACTTTACCTACTAACGAAGAGCGCACAGCAGTATGTTGTTTATCTAGTGTTAACGTAGAAAAGTTTGATGATTGGAGTAAAGACGAACAGTTTATTGAAGATCTAGTTACTATGCTTGATAATGTTTTAGAACAGTTTATTGAAAGCGCTGTAGATACAGCACACTATGCTCTTGGTTCGTACAGAGCAAATGCAGAAAGATTTAAAAACTATCTTAAGGAGGATAAAAATGCGTATAGGAAGTCAGCTTTTTCAGCTTACAGAGAGAGGAGTATCGGACTTGGAGCAATGGGGTTCCATAGTTATCTTCAGAGCAAGGCAGTACCTTTTGAGGGCTTACGTGCGACTTCTATCAATCACCAAGTCTTTAAACACATTAAAGAAAAAGCAGTTGACGCAAGTAAAAAGCTGGCTAACGATAGAGGTGAAGCGCCCGATATGGTGGGTAGTGGACTTCGCAATGCACATCTTCTTGCTGTTGCTCCTAATGCTTCTTCTTCCATTATCTGTAACGGCACGAGTCCTAGTATTGAGCCTTCAAGGGCTAATGTTTATACGCACAAAACTTTGTCAGGTTCTTACAAAGTGCAAAACAAACATCTTAAAAATCTTCTCGAAAGTAAAAACAAAAATACTATCGAGGTTTGGAAAGACATAGCTGCACACGAGGGTTCAGTGCAACACTTAGACTTTCTTACTGATGAAGAAAAAGAAGTATTTAAAACTGCGCCAGAGCTAAACCAAATATGGATTGTAGAACACGCTCATCAACGACAACAATACATTTGTCAAAGTCAAAGCGTTAACTTGTTTTTTATTCCTCCAAAAGCTACGGAGCCACAAGAAACACACGATGCTTTTTTACAATACATAAATGACGTACACTGGTATGGTGCTAAAAACTTAAAGTCTTTGTACTATTTACGGTCAGATGCTGCAAGAGCCACTGAAAATGTTAACATAAAGATACCTCGAATTAATCTTGGAGAGGTAGAATGTATAGCTTGTGAGGGTTAATATGAATAGCAAACAACTTGATTTAATTATGATAATATTTTATATAATGATTATATTATCTATATTACTATAAAGGAAACACTGATGGACAACAAACAACTTACAAATTGGTTTCTAGGTTTTATTTCTGCGGAACTTTTAATGATCATCGTTATTATAGTAGAAATTTATAGTCACATTAAATATATATTTGGAGTAATAGAATGAACGAAGAACAATATTATGAAGGAAGAGATTTGTATCTCTACGCACTACAACAAAAATACGAAGCTGAAGTTTTTATGGCAAAGGCAAATTTTTCTACGTACTTACATCATGCAGTAGGTGTAGCAGAACATCCTAATACTATAGAGTCTATGGATGAAATTGTATGCAAACTAGCAGAAGCTGAAGATAAATTAAATATAATAAAAAAATATAGAGGTATGTTATGAGTTTATTAAGCACAAGAGATTATTACAAACCATTTGATCAACCTTGGATGTTTGATTACTATGTGCAACAAAATCAAATGCACTGGTTTCCTGAAGATGTTCCTTTACACAACGATGTTAAAGACTGGCAAGAATTAAATGACAGCGAAAAAAATTTACTAACTCAAATATTTAGATTGTTTACACAGTCAGACGTTGACGTAGGCTCAGGGTACATTGACAAGTATATGCGTATCTTTAAAAAACCAGAAGCTCGTATGATGATGGCATCGTTTGCTAACATGGAGTCTATACATCAACACGCCTATAGTTTACTGTTAGACACAGTAGGCATGCCAGAGGTAGAATATAAAGCCTTTGCTGAATACGAAGCAATGGCAGATAAACATGAATACATAAACAAAATAAAGGTAACGGCTAAAGACAAAGAAAGTATTGCCAAAGCATTAGCAGTATACAGTGGATTTACAGAGGGGTTACAATTGTTTAGTAGCTTTGCTATACTCTTAAACTTCCCAAGATTTGGAAAGATGAAAGGCATGGGTCAGATTATAACATACTCCATACGTGATGAATCTTTGCACGTTGAAGCCATGACTAAATTGTTTAGAGAGTTTATTAAAGAGAACATTGATTTATGGACTGATGATTTAAAGAAAGAAATTTATCAAGCTTGTCGAGACATGGTTAAACTTGAAGATCAGTTTTTAAATCTAGTATTTAAACAAGGAGACATAGAGGGGTTGACACAAGACGATATGAATAAATATATTAGATACATAGCAGACAGAAGACTGTTACAATTAGGATTAAAACCTAATTATAAAGTAAGTAAAAATCCATTAACTTGGTTAGATGATGTGTTGGGTGTAGAGCATCAAAACTTTTTTGAAGGTCGTGCTACATCCTACATGAAAGCTGGACTGCGAGGTAATCCAGAGGTGGTTAGTTTCGCATGAAATCAGAAGGTAATATAATATCTTTTGGAGTTCTTGTAGACAGCAAAGGTAATTTTGTTACAGAGTTTAAACACTTACCTATTGAAGAAGTAGGTTCTATTTTTAATAAACACGACACTCCCCTTGTGCAAAAAATAATAAGGGATACTAAACCAAAACTAGAAGGTCTTCATTCTTATCTAGAAAAAGAATTAAATACTTTTAAATAATTATTTAACTGATTTTATGTGGAGCCTTCTATTCTGTATTACTTTCTCTGAAGTTTCTAACAAGAATTTAGAATGTAACTGAAGCATTTTAAATAGTTCTTGCTTCATTTCTTTATCATCAGCTTTAAGAAATATAGCTCCGATATGATTCATAGCATCTGCGTTAATACGCATTGTTGAAGTTTCTGGTGTTTCTATCAATTGAAATACATCATCCATTACCATTTTACCTTATCTGCCCAAAAGGCAGCGCTCATTTTACCCTTGCGAATATTCTTACGATGACGAGCTTTAAACGATCTACGTTTAGCTTTCATGCGTTCTGATTCGCCTTTTTTGGGCGCACCTGCTGTACCTCGCAGTGTACCAACCTTTTTACCCTGCTGACCAAAACGTATTGTTTTTATTTTATCACCTTCTTTAGCTACAACAATGTGTGACTTAGTTGGGTGCTTAGGGGTGCGCTTAGGTTTGTTGTACCCACTCACCCCTGCACGTTTTAATCTAGGGTCTTTAGTCTTTCCACCTTTTTTAAAGTCTTCTCTAATCATCGGCTTCGATAACTCCTAGTTTTTTTAGCGATACGTTTAGGTTGTTTGCTGTGTTGTTTACCCTTCTTTGTATCAGCTCGTTTCTTTCTAGTGGTTGCTGCGTACTCTTTAGAACTTAAAGCTTTGATAGCTTTTTCAGGCAAGTAGCGCTCTCCAGTTTTGCTTGAAGGCTTACCAGATTTAGTGCGCCACTTTTGCCCTGTCCATTCTACGAGGCTACGTTGAGATTTCTTGAGTGCCATTTACTTCTTCTTTTTCGCCATTCCACCGCCACGCATGGCTTTCTTCATCATTCCCCCACCACGCATACCTTTCTTCATAGCCATTCCACCGCCACGCATAGGCTTCTTCTTCATCATTCCACCCATCATTTTTTTCTTTTTATTCATACCTGTTTTCTTAACAGTACCGCCCTTAGTCATCATTTTTTTCTTCTTATCTGTCATGCCACCCATCATTTTTTTCTTTCTGTTCATGCCTGTTTTTTTCGTTGTTCTCGCCATTGTAGCCTCCTAAAAAGTTTATTACGGTTTTGCAAAATCTCATCTACGGCATAGTTTCCATGTGTTCGATCATAGTAGCCTTTACTTCGGAGTTTTTCCGCAGCTTTTTCTAAGACACTTAATCGTTGTATAAAAACCATAGCATAGACTTCTTCTACATCTGTTTCAAAAGAATCCGATTCTAGTATTTCATTAGCATCATCTTCAGGATGAAAGCCCATAACATAAATATCTGCATCTTGAAACGCATCTTTAGATATAGCTTCATTAACTCCCACAAGATAATCATGAAACCTTTCGGGTTCTGGATCATAATCAAAGTCTACTAAGATTATTAATTCATAGTCATCATTATAGTGTGATATATTTGCATAGAGTTTTTCGGGAGATGTATCATACTTAAATTGTATGTCTACCTTGTTGTCTATCCAAGCCTTAGCTGCATACGGACATGGAGGAAAACCATTATAGTTTTCGTTAGCTTTTTCTAAGCTGTGTTTAGACCATTCTCTAATCTCTGTGCGAATACTCTTTTCAAATTGTTTATTTATAACCGCCACCTGCTTTCTTGTATTCTGATGCAAGTAGCTGTGCTTTTCTGGCGCTCCATTGTCCGGGCTTACCTCCTTTAGAACCTGCTTTTATTTTATTAAATAGTCTTTTACGCATAGTTGGTTTAGTATAATTACCAGCTTTATTTACTGTAGACTTAGCTTTCTTCTTTTTCTTTTTTGCTGCCATATATAACTCCGTTAATCTTTTCGTTGATCTTTTCTGCCATCTGCTCTAGCTATTCTTTCAACATCTGGTTTCATACCTAATACTGAACGACACATTGCATCAATTCGTATTAAGTCATTATCTAGCTGTCTTACTCTATCTATAAGAGCTACGATCATAGCGTGTTGAGAGTCTAGTTTTTTGTGTATATCTGCTATTAACGATTTAAATAACACCCATACTAAATAACCTAACCCTCCAGCAGCTACAGCAGGTATTCCTACAACCTCGATTATTTTGATCCACTCAGTCTCCAATTTGATACCACTCCGAAACCATACCCAACGGTATAACCATTGTTGTGTTTACTGTGTCTTTTTCATTTAAAAACAAATCAGTTACAAGAATAAGTGCATCCTCTGTTTTGTTAATTAAATAACCTACAGTTTTTCTTTGTATTGGTTTTAGTTTTTTGGCATCGTTTAGAGAATAATCCTTTGAATCAATCCAAGCATCTCCCCAATACACTTCTGCGATTGGGAACTTGTTCATTACTTTCTAAACTTTCCAATACTCTTGAGTCCAAAGCTTGCTGCTATAGACGCTAGTATTCCATACGATAACCAATCAGGGCAGTCCTCTCGTAAGAATCTAAAACCATCTGATATGTATGGTTGTAATGACGGTACAAAACAAGCTATGATTAGACCTATAAATAATACTGTCCATAGTTCATCTTTGATACTATCTTGAGAAGCATCCATAGCTTTCTCTTCCCAGTTAGCATCACTCTGAACTTTTTTAGTTTGTGCTTGAATTTTAGCAACTGCTAGTTCTTGTTTAGCTTTTACTTTCTCTGCACGATTTTTAAGAAACTGCCCAGCTACGTTTGCAATCGGGCCTACTAACATTTGTATCATTTACTTCTCCTTTTAATAACTCCATACCCAAGGTCTTGGGCGTTCTTCAGAGTGTTCTATATCATCTAAATGTATAAACCTTGAGTTACCCTTTTGATTAACCCCAATGCCTGTAAAACCTGAACGTAGAGCGCCCTGTAAGAGCCTGTAAGCCTCGTTTCCTCTTACACCTATATCTATAGCCTTTCCTGTTGTGTGCGCTCCCGGAGAAGATTTTTTAAACTCTATAGGGTGTTCAGGACATCTGTATGCAGAGTTGACAATAAACGGAAAACCTAGCTCATGTCGTAGCTCATCTACCTTTTGCATAAACTCCATATCCATTCCTGAATCACCACAATGAGTGCATCGTAATTTTTCTTCTTTAAAGTACCTCAACTTAACCTCCTTGATTAAACAACCAGACAGCGCCTGTAATTATACCGATAACAAATACACAGAAAAATACTATAGCTACAAAATCTATTGTTTTTTGTCTAAGCTCTGCTCGTCTATGCACTAATCGTTTACGTTCTTCTCTAACAGACCTTTCTGTATCTAATAGCTCCAGCCACTTGTCCTTGCCATAGGTATAGGTGATTACCTCATAGAGCTGTTTACGTTGGCTAGCTACCGCTTGCTTAGCTCTCCATATTGAGAAGGCTTCAGCTTCTATTGACCTATTATTAGTTAGCTTTTTAAATATGCTTGGGTTTTTATTTCTTCTTTCGGCTGCGTTTATATCTGATACACATTCAAACCATCGACTTAAATGCCCCATAGCGTCTTCTATTTCTCTTCCGCTTTGTACTACTCTTGTAACACCACCAATACATTTACTAGCAAGTGCTATAGCTGTACTTACTGTCAATGGATCAGGCATTTGTTATCTCCTAGCGTTTAATAATGCTCGTTGTACTTTTCCACCCCTATAAAATTTTTCTTTTATAGTAACGTCTTTTCCTAAACTTGGTGTAGCATCTACTTCTATATAATCATAAAGATCGTGAATTTTACCACTACTTGTTTTAATTTGTCCTATTACCTTTCCTTTCTTGATTGTTCCTACTGTTTCAGGTCTTAAGTTTGGTTGAGGTATTTTACCTTTTTTATTTCTTTTAGTGAGCCTAGTCATTTTTACAGGCCCTACAAATTGAACATCAAGAGCATATCCATGATCTGTTTTAAAACCTAATTGTTTCATTTTTGCTGCACTACTTTGAATAGTAACAATAGGATGATCTAGCCTTTTTTCTACACCATCAACTATAATTTTAAATAATTCTGGTTGAACTAAATTTGTTTGTATGCGTTGCGGTTGAGTTTTTATACCCGTATTATCTCTGTAATTTTTTTTCATTTGGTCTATAGTTAAATCTTCTGCATCATATATATTAACTTTAGCTAAGGGCTTATTAACTCCTTCAGTAAATTTCTTTGATGTTCTTGCGGAAATTAATAAGTTTTGAAATGTTTTATCAGTTACGTCCTTACCAACTTTACCCATAATAACATAGTTACCAAGGTCTAAATCTACATCAACACCTTGACCCTCTAACATTTTTTTAAAACCTTCGCCTTTGTATCTAACGCTTTTTTCATCTACAAATGATCCGGGGATAGGAGTTACGCTTTGTGCATCAACATTTTCTATTGCTCTTTGTACCCTAGGATTTAACTGTTCAGTTAGTTCTTCTGCTGTCCTAACAACATTTAAACCTTGTTTATCGTATGCAATTCCAGATGGTGTCTTAACATCTTTAAAAAATAATTTAAGTATTTTACCGCCTACGGCTTTTTGCTGTCTTGTTTTCTTTAATCTTGCTAATAACATACCGCCTGTATTAGATAATAGACGTTTTTCAGGATCTTCTTGATCCACCCCTAACACCCCAGCTTGTATGTTGTAAGGTAATCCCGTCATTCTATCTACACGTTCATCAGGTTCTTTTTTAGCATCGGGTACATTTACTTCACCACCCTTTGCAAAATTCTTTCTAAACTCATCTGCTGTTATTTCTCTTCTAATAATTTTATTAAGAA